TGGTCTGGTTGTCGAGGAGCCCCCAGGGGCTCGTGTCGTCGTAGGGCCCGGTCGAGTGCCCGTCAGGCCCCTCGCCGGTCGAGAAGTGCGCGTGCTTGTCGTGCGGGTTCGAGCCGTTGTAGGCGACCCACCGCCAGCCGTTCTTGCGGGAGCAGATACGGCGGTTGAAGATCATGTACTTCAGCGCGCGCGGGGGATGCTGCCGCAGGAACTCGGTGATGGCAGCCATGTCGGCGCCGCCCGCGGGGTCGTGCGTGCCGTCGAAGGCGCACACCACCCCGGCGTCGTTCTCGTTGTGGTCCGAGTCGGATGCGGCGTGGGCGGCGTCGCCGATGGTGCCGTCGCTCCGCTTCGACCGGTTCGGGGCGATGGCGTTGAGCTCATTGCGGAAGACGACGAGGGACTTCGCGAGTCTCCAGGCCATGGGGGCCTCCTGTTCTCGGGCGCGCGAGAGCGCGCCCGCGGGATGGGTCTACGACTGGTTGGCGTGGAAGCGGTCGACCTGAAGGACCACCCTGGTGCCGCCGCCGGCGATATAGCCCTGCACCTCGAACGACAGAGCGTTTCCCGGCTTAACCGTGTCTCCCCAGCCGGGGATGGACACGGTCTTGATCTGCGTGCCGGTCTGGTCCCCGGTCACGTCGGCGCCGTTGACCAGGAGCCGCCAGTGCGCGGTCCCCCCACCTGACGTGTTCGGGACGATCCCGATCGTGACCCGGGGGTGGAAGACGGGGTTGATGCCCTGCCAGAGGGTCACGAACGACGTCGAGGTGTGAGAAGGAACGAACGAGGTACCGGTGATCTGCGCTTCCGAGGAGGGCACCAGGCGGTAGTTCAGGTACGGCCGGGCGAGCCCAACACCGGTCTGGCCGTCGTTCGCCATGAGCAGGTTGCCCTGCCGGTCGTACCCGGCCCAGTAGGAGCGCCCGACCGACCCTTGGAGCCCGAACGCGAACTCGCCGTCATCGAAGCTGAACGCCCAGATGCGGTGGCCGTCGGTGCCGGGCCCGAAGAAGAGGAGGCCGACACTGCCGGTCTCGTCGGTCATCCTGATGGCGCCGCCGTTGATGGTGAGAGACCCGCCGTCGAGGAGCCGGAGCCCGCGGGCGCCGATGGAGGCGTCTTCGAGGCGCCGCCCTGAGGTGAGGTCCATGAGGGTGCGGCGGATCTCGTTGATCGCGGCCCACACGTCCCCGGAGTTCATGATGTCGGAAGCGAGGCTCACTGGGTCACATCCTCAGCACGGGTTCGAAGGTGGCGGCGGCGGGGTCGAGGCGGTAGCCGATCATGCGTGCGGTGCCGGTCAGGCCGTTCGGGTGCATGTGGCCGGTGAGTGCGTACTCGATGTCGTCGCCGAGCTGGAGATCGATCCCCAATCTCGCGGGCGCGATGTTCCACCGGGAGGTCACCGCAAGGGAAGTGGTGCCGCCGTCGAGCCGGTACAGCGCGCTCGTGGCGTGCGCGTTCAAGGTCGTGGTGTCCTTGATCGACGAGGACGGCATCCACCGGTGCTCGATCCGCGGGACCCCCGCGGCGAGCGCGATGGTGTTGCGGATGTGCTGCGACTGCGGCCGGACCGTCCCCTCGCCACTGGAATAGGCGAGGATGTCGTTGGCGCCCATCCCGGCCCCGTAGTCGTAGGTGACGTCGTAGCGGACGACCGCTTTCGACTGGGTCGCGAGAGGCCCCCGGGGGACGCTGCTGCCGACGCGGTCGCGGACGCGGAAGATCAACCTGACGGCCTGCTGGGTAGCGGATTTCCAGTCGAGATCAATGGTCCACTCCGGGCCGCCGTCCACGTCCATGAGCTCCTGCAACCGCTTGTACACGGTGGCGTTCTCGTCGTCGCGGTACTGGCGGTCCCGCAGCGTCCCCGACAGGGGCGCGTCGATCTGGAGACTGATGCCCTCGACGTTCGTGTCCTGCACGAGCGTCCCGGCGATCGTCGCCTGGTCGGTCTGCGTGAACGTCCGGTCACCAACGTAGCGGCGGTCGAGGTACGACTCCGGTGTGGCGCACGTCAGCTCGATCGTCGCACCGGTACCGCCCCGGACCTTCCAAATGATCCCGCCCCACTGCGGCAGGCCGTTGACGATGCACACGAGCATCCGCGTGGGGAGCTGCGCGGGCCCGATGCCCTCGTAGAGGAGGTTCCCGAGAGCCAAGGGCCCGGTGAGCGGCGCGGGGACGGTGAACGTGTCCGCGGTGTACGCCCCGAGCGCGCGCGAGATCGTGCCGCGCACGCCCGGCAGGTAGGCGACCTTGTTGCCAGTGGTGACATCGCAGACCATCCACTCCACCACCGGCGCCTCGACCGCTTCGCCGACGGGCGGGGCCGGGGGGTCGATCGGGCCGATGACGACAGGCGCGGCGATGAACGTCCGGTACAAGTGCCACACCGGCTGGGCGTCGATCCGCCAGCCCGCGTACCACACCCGCCACCCCGAGACACCCCCTTCGGTGTCGGGAAGCAGACAGGAGCGGTACAGCTGGTCGTACTCGCCTGGCACGACCTGCGGGATCACGGTCTGCCCGGAGTTGGCGAACACGATCCCGTCCGTGGAGGTGCAGAAGTACAGGAGGCCGTCCCTGCCTGAGACGTCCAGGGTGCAGTCGTTGAGCAAGGCCACATACCCGTCGTCCTGCTTGCCGACGTACAGGTGCCAGGGCTCCTTGGTCTCGGGCAGGACCCCCATGTCAACGCCTTCGGGAGCCGCCCACGCCCCCGCGGGCGTGGCCGAGCCCTGCAACCGGACGACTTGGTTCGGCGACGGCAGGACATCGACCGCCCACATCGTCCACGCGCCCCCCTCGTACACGAACGACGGGGAGACGAGGCGGCGGACGGTCTGGTCGCTCGAATAGATCAGGGTCTTCGCGGCCCATGTCGCGCCGTCGACGCTGGTGGACCAGTAGATTTTCTCCTCTGAGCCCGGGGAGGCCCCGGAGGTGTCGAGGGTCCGCCAGAACAAGTGCAGCGTGCCGTCGACGTACCGCAGATCGGTGTCGGAGTTGTAGATCGTCCCGCCCGGCTGGTCGTCGATCGGGTTCACCAGCCCCGGGGGGACCTGCCAGGCGATCCCGTCCGTCGAGCACAGCACGCACGGGTCCTCGTAGGCGTCGTTCCCGTCCTGGTACGGGGTCATCCCCATCCAGTACGCGAACCCCCCGATCGTCTCGGGGATGTACACCACCGATGGGTGCGTGGCCTGCCCGTCCGCCTCCTGCGGGGTCGGGATGACCAGGCGCACACCGGTCGGGCCCGACACGGTCGTCGGGTCAGGAAGGACCACCGCTCAACCCCTGATGTAGTTGACGTAGAGGTAGTTGGGCTGGCTGGCGTTCGCGTTGACCGCGAGGTTCCCGGTTCCCGCCTGCCGGACGCACGTCCCCACGAACGTCTTGTTGCCGGTCGCGACGGCGGTGTACTCGTAGTACAAGATCACCGGATAGTCGACCGTGGCCGCGTCGCACGTCACGTGCGCAAGGTCGAGCTGGGTCCCGCCGACGGTGTCCTCGCGGATCCTGAACCGCGCCCGGTCTCCCGCGACGGTCGACGACCCGTTCGTCTTCCACGTGACCGCGTACGTCTTCCCGTTCTCCAGCGCGGCCGTGACCGTGTTGATGCTGGTTTCGGCCGTGAACGTCGCGGTGTTGGTGGTGCGGGTCGTCGTCGCGATCCGGCGCACCGACCCGAACGCAGCGGCTGACGCGATCGGGACCCACGTGCCCCCGGCAGTGGTGTTCACCAGGAGCTGCCCGAGCGCGATGTCCCAGAGCATCATGCCCTTGTACCGGCCGCCCGAGGTCGGGTACTGGCTGGAGTCGGTGACTGGCAGGACGCCGCCGCGGGCGACCGCGAACTGCGGTGTCGTTGGAGTGCCGGTGGACCCGGCGCCGGCGGCGACGGTCCACGTGGTGATCCGCTCGGCGTTCGCGGCGACCGCGGGAGCGACGGGCACTCCTGCGGGCACCCCCGCTGTGTAGACGAGGCGGCCTCGTGCGAACCCCGAAGAGTCGAGGACGTGGTCCTGGATCTGGAGGTCCAGGGCGTCGATGCGCGGCTGGGAGGGGTCGGCGGCGGTGACCGCCCCAGACTCGGAGGGATGCGGGACGATGTAGATCCGGCCGGTGGAGTGCCGGACGGCGACGACCATGTCGGCGGCGGTCCAGGTCATCCCGGATGTGGTGACATGCTGAGTCTCGGTTGACATGGGGAACACGCCAGTGCGCGAGATGAACCGGTTGGACGAGTTCCCGGCGGTGACGAGCCCGGCGAGCCCATCGCGGATGGTCTGAGCGTCCATCAGCCCGGCGGTGGTGTAGACGTCGCAGCCGCCGTCGGCGGTGAAGCCCATGACCGGTCCGCCAGGGGAGGGACGGAGCTGGAACGTGTTCGTGGTGGCGGCGGCAACGAAGTAGGGGGCGTCGGCGACGAGGACGCCGGACGCGCCGCCGGTGGGGTTCGCGACGGTGACCTGCTGCCCGTTGACCAGGCCGTGTGCGGCGAGCGTGACAGTGTCGTCGTCGGCCTCGATCGTGGCCGTACCGACCGAGGTGCCGCGGGTGGTGGTCACCCACAAGGGAGTAGACATGTGTGCTCCTACCAGGTCGATCGGTGGCGGATGGTCAGGCGGGCATCGGGTTCGTACACGTCGGCTTCGAACCGGATCAGCGCCGTGCCGGACAGGAGGGGCCACGCCCCGAACTGGTCGGCTAGGCGGGAGGTGGTGCCGTTCAAGATCACGGCTTTGTCCTTCGTGTCGATGTCGAGGTAGTCCTCCGGGCCCAAGACCGTGTCGAGGAACATCGTGTGCGGGCCCGTGGCGTCGATGAGGGTGATGCGCGGCGCCACGACGGGCCCCTGCACGTGCAGGAGCAGGCGGGCTTCGGCGGTCCCCGAGTTCACCAGCGTTGCTTCGCCGTCAGCGATCACCGAGGGGATGCCGACCGGGAGCCCGAACGGTGTCGTGAGGCCGCCGATGCGGTGCATGAGCCCGACCTCGGTGACGGTCTCGGCCGCGGAGTAGATCGCCGGGTCCATCGCCGCGAACGACCCCTGCACCCACCCGATCCCGGTGCGGGCGCGCTGGTTCGTGAGCTTCACACCGCGGGGCCGGACGTACATGAGGTACTCGGTCCCGGCGGCGTTCCACGTCAGCTCGACCTCGGAGCCGGTGCGCACGGGCGCCATGGCGGCGTCCAGCGCCCACCAGGCGTCCATCAGGTCCGCCCACGAGCCGGTGTGGATGCCGAGCTTGAACGGGATCGTGCCGGGCTCGCGCCACTCGGCACCTGACCATCCCCCGTCCGACCACGGGGCGTTCCCGCCCTGGTCGGCGCGGACGCCCCGGTCGAACGGGTCGAACTCGCTCACCCGGTACACGGTGCCGTGGTGCAGGAGCAGGCTGGTGCCGTCACTGCGGGTGATGGTGATCTGCCCTAGCTCCATCAGACTCCTGCCAGCATCGAGTCGCGCTTGATCTCTGCGGCGCGCGTGTTCGCGTCGGTGCGGATGTCGATCCGGGTGCTGGCCTGGGCGATCTCGCGCAGGAGCTCGCGGTCCTCGTCGGAGAGGAACGCGGTCGCGTCCACGCGGAGCCGGTTCGACTCGGCCGGGGCCGCGGCGGCGTCGACGTTCAGGCCGATGTCGGTCGTCAGCCCCTGGAGGGTCCGCTGCACCTGCGGGATCATCGAGTCGATGCCCTCGATCAGGCCGCCGATGATGAACTTGCCCGCGGGGGTCAGCAGCTTCTTGTCGGTGTCCTCGGGGCCCTTCCAGTCCGGGATCATCCCCGTCAAGTCCGAGAACTTGTTCTGCACCGAGTTCCACATGGACTCGATGCCGTCCAGGAGCCCCTGGAGGATGTCCCGGCCCGCGTTGTAGAGCAGGCTGCCGAGGTCGCCGAGGGCGCTGGCGACCTTGCCGGGCAGGTCTTTGACCCAGTCGAGCATTTCGCCGAGTTTGTTCTTGGCGGCGGTGTACATCCCGCCGAACCACTCGCGGGCCCGGTCCGGGAGTGCCTGGAGTGCGGAGATGACATTCATCGCCTCGTCGATACGGTCCTGAATGGTCTGCTTTATCCAGCCGAAAATTGACGAGACGATTTCTCCGGCCTTGACGAATATCGTGGTCCAGACTTGGACGCCCTCGTCGATTCGCGCGAGCAGCCAGTCCCATCCGGCCTTTATTATCTCGACGCCGATCTGCCATTGCTCCTTGAGCCAATCCCATGCCTTGCCGAGTGCAGCAACGATAGAATCCCAGTTAGCAACGATCAGCCAAATGACAGCTATCAATGCGATCACTGCTAGAATGACTAGTCCAATGGGGTTGGCGTACATCGCGATATTGAGCGCCCATTGCGCAACCGCCCACGCCCCGAGTGCAATTACAATAGCGGGGACTAGGCCCTCGATTGAGGTGACCCACCCAATAAAATCGCCGAGGGGGCCGATCAGCGGCAGGACCGCGTCGAGCACGTCCGTGAACCCGTCCGCGAGCTCCTGCGCGTCGATCTTGCCGATGGCCTCGCCGATCCGCTCGACCAGGTCGCGCAGGGTCGGGCCCGCTTCCTCGGCGATGGTCGCGAAGATGGGGGCCACGTGCTCGGCGAACGCGGAGGCGAGGGCGAGGACGATGGGGACGACCTGGTCGGCGACGGACTTGAGGCTCCCGAAGAAACTCGTGAGGGCGTCCTGGCCCTCCGCGGACTTGAAGAAGTCGGACAGCTGGCCGGTGAGGGACTCGATGACGCCAAGGAGTCCCCCGCCCTGCGTGTTCGCCGCGGAGAACACGGATTGGAAGATCCCGCCGACGTTCTGGACGATCCCGAACAGGATGCCCAGGGTCTGGACCATCGTGTCCAGGGTCCGCTGGAGGGCGCCGGACGCGCGGGCCTGCTCCATCCACTCCCCGAACCGGTCGCCGAGCCTGCCCGCGGCGTCGCCGATCCGCTCCAGGAGCGGCGCGACCGCCGAGAACAGGATCCCGAGGCCGCGCGCCCACCCATCGAGGCCCGTCGCCGCGCCCGACAGGGCCCGCCCGGTGGACTCCAGGACATCGGAGATCCCGGCGATGAACCGCGGCGTCTTCGCGGACTGGAGCGCGGCACGGAACATGTCGTTCCAGCCTTCGGCGACCTGGCCGAGGCCGGTCTTCAGCCGCGGCAGGAGCACCTCTGCGGTGTCCTTCAGGTCCCCGGCGGTGCCCTTGAACAGCTTCGACTGGACGCTCTTCGTGAGGTCGTCCCAGTCGGACTTCAGGTCCCGGACCACACCGACGAAGTCCCTCGCAGGCCCGGGCAGGCGTTCCAGGGCTTCCTCGTCTCCGGCGATCGCGTCGCCGACGCCGGTCAGGCCAAGCTTGAGCGTGCCTGCCGCCGCCGCTCCAGCAAGCAGCGCACCGGGTAGCGCCACACCCAGACCGGCCGCGGCCGTCACGAGCGTCCCGACGAGGGACACGACGGGCCCGATCGCCGACGCCGCACCCGCGGCGCCGGTCGCGATGGCCGTGAACGCCGTCGCCTTCCCCAGGACACCGAGGAGGCCCGAGAGGCCGCCCATCTTCTTGGAGACGGCCTCCATCCGGCCGTGGACCCGGTCGATGGTTCTGCGGAAACCCCGGTCGTCTGCGTCGATGATCGCGTTCAGCTCACCAAGATTCAGCGCCAAGACGGCTCACCTCCTCCGGTGCGGGATGTGCGGTGTCGCTGGCGTCTTGGCGGGCTTCGTCTTCTCAGGCGGGTGGAGCTTCCGGTGGATGCGCGAATCGCACGTCAACACGCCCGCGATGCGCCGCTGGAACCACCGCCAGGTCCGCTCCCGGAGGATCCCGGATTCGACGTCGACCCCGAAGACCTCGTGCAGGTCCGCCTCAACAAGGTCCCTGTGCTTCGTCCACAAGAACCAGACGGTCAGCTCTGGGTCCTCGTACGAGTCGTAGAGGCCCGAGGCCGGGTCGAACGCGCCGACGCCCCACTGCCCGAGGTCTTCGAGCCAGACGCGGGCTTCTTCGCCCTCCTGGCCGCCCGGTTCTCTTTTGGGGCGTCGCCGTCGGCCTCCCACATCTTCCGGGCCCCTTCGAGGCCCCGGGTGACCCAGGCGTACGCGATCTGCCCGAGGATGCGGACCTGGCGCCACTTAACGCCGTCGGCGACGAGCGCGTCGAGCGTGCCGCCGAGGAGCGTGCGGTAGAAGTCGCGCTCCTCGTCGTCGTCCAGGTGCAGGTCCGCGGCGATCGTCTCGGCGTCCTCGCCGGCGTCGAGCCTCGCCTTCGCCTTGCGGGTCTGCTCGGTGACCTCCTGAACCCACAGGCCCGTGGCGGCGTCCACGTCTTCGATGACGTACTCGCGGGTGCCGACGAGGACGACGAGGTCGCCGTCCCCGTTCTCCCACACCGCTTTCTCGGCGTCAGTGCTCATCGGGTTCTTATGCGGTGTAGGTGAAGACGGCGGTACCGGTGCCGGTGCCGTTCGGGGTGGTCACGTCGACGTTCGCCGGGCCCGCGACACCCGCAGGCACGACCGCGGAGATCTTCGAGTCCGAGACGACGAGGAACGACGTGGCGTTGACGTCGTCGAACTCGACGTCCGTGGCGCCGGTGAAGTACGCGCCGGAGATGGTGACGAGCGTGCCGCCCGCCGCCGCACCCGACGAAGGGGACACGGAGGCGACGATCGGTACCGGCGTCGTGTTGACCGGGTTGGTGATCGTGGTGAGGACCGGGTTCGTCGCCGACGGGGTGACGGTGACCGCGACGCGCTCCAGGTCGGCGACACCGCCGCCCGCGGGTGCCCAGGTGATGAGCCCGTGGCCTTCGTAGGCTTCGTCGGAGCCGTTGCGGTCGTACCAGCGCTGGTGGATCACGCCCGTGTCGGCGTCGATCGTGGCCGCGGCGAGCCGGAGCTTCTTCTGGACGGGGTTCTCGACGTACGTCCCCGTCTCCTGCCGGTGGCTGATGTTCGCTTCGAGGCCCCACACGAGCATGGTGCGGGTGCTGCCACCCCAGCCGCCGTTCTCGTAGTCGTTGTCCTCCTGGTCGGTGGGCTCGACGTTCGGGGTGAACTCCTGGAGGCCGGGCACGGTCGTCCACACCGGCACGCTCGGGGTGCCCATGTTGACCTGCCACACCCACTTGCGTTGCAGCGCTGTCGCTTCGGTCATTTCCTGCTCCTATTCGGGGAGGAGCGCGGACGATCGCCGCGCCAGAATCTCGTAGTTGTCGGACCGCTCGTGCCGTCCGTTGCCGTCGACGCCCATGGGGGTGCCGGAGACGTGGTTGATGCCGGAGACGGTCACCTCGCCGAACACGACCGCATCCAGGCCCTCCAGGGCCGTGCGGACGCCGTCTTTGATGGCGAGGGCGGAGAGCGGGTCGTTGCGGAGCCCGCGGCAGCGGACCTGCACCCGGGGCGCGGTGTCGCCGCCGGTGGTGCCGCCGTTCGGGTCGTAGTCGGTGAGGACGATCGCCCGGTCCCAGCCGCTGTTCGTGGCCTGCCCGGGGGGCATGACCGCGAGGTAGATACCGGTCTGGCCGGTCGTGTAGACCATGGCCGTGTTCCAGGAGCCCACACCCTCGGCGGCGAGGTGCTCGGCGATCCCCGCCAGGAGGTCGGAGGTCCAGCTCATGTCCGGAGGCTCCGTCGGATCTGCGCGGCGATGAGCGCCTTCATGGTCTCGGCCTCCTCGTGGAAGGGCTGCTCCAAGTACTTGGCCTGGCCCTTCTTCGGGTGGTGGAAGTCGAGCCGCTCGTGCTGTACGACCGCGTACGGCGTGTCGAACGAGACCGCCGCCTGCCCCTTCGACTCGTCGACGGTCGCCGTCCCGGACTGCTCCAGGGGGCTGTCGAGGAGCGGCACGAGCGGGAGCGAGGCGCCGAGGAGGTGCTCGGCGGCGATCCGCAAGCCCTTGTTGCGGCCGTCGCGTTCGCGGCGCTTCACCGTGTCGCCGTGCCATGTGAACTGGACCTTGCCCATCGGACCCCCTTACTCGCAGGCGATCTCAAGGTGGGAGGGCACCGGGAGCGCACCGCCGTCGTGGTCGGAGACGGTGATGACGAGCGGCTGCCGCCCGGAAGGGAGGGTGATCCTCGACCGGTTGGGG